GCACCGCCTGTTCCTTTGATTATTACAAAATCTGCGGGTACACTTGCTAGCTGTATCCCCTCTTGCCATCCTGAAATATCAATTCCGTGCAACATATATTAATCCTCCAAGTCCTTGAAGTTTTTAACTTCCTCATCGAGTTCAGGCATACCTTTGGCATTTACAAGCAGTGTTATGATTCCAGCCAATACTGCTGCACTTATTACTTGCCCCCAACGAACTTCGCCTGTAAAGGTTGCAGTGCCTATAACACCAAGTGCAGCCTCTGCCATTGTCTTAACTGCTCTAATGCCCGCTTTTTTTCCCCAATCTTTCCAATTTCTGTTCTTCATTCTTTTCTTCATTCTTTTACCTCCTGCAATGAATAAAAAAGGCAGCTAAGCGCTGCCGATTAACCAACTGTTTAAACATTACAATTATCTTTTAACGGTAATTGCTTTACTTCATTTATGACTTTTTCGGCCGTACCATTGCCCCCTAAATTCTTATATGGGATATAAAGATAGTCTACAAGATTTTCATATTCATCTCTTGTGATGCATCCACGCTTGATGTAATACTCTCCCAAATAGCATATGCGATCATGTCCTAGACCTCTCATCATCATCGCATAGTCGCTCTTGCGCTCCATATACCTCTGCACTAGCATACTGATAAAACTCCATAGTCCCGTTGATGCAAATACTGCGATTATTATCGCTCTTTCCATACGCCCCTCCTATTTCCACTTACCTATCGCATAAATCTGTAAGTTTAAAATATCTGCAGATGCTGAGCTCTGACTCGCAGCTACCGTCAACATCGTTGTATTTTGCGTATTGATTGTTTGAGCAGCGAACGAATAACCGTTGCCAATCTGTGCTGACGCCATTACAGTTGGCTTTGCAATAAATCGACAAGACGATGGGAATGTAAACGTTTTTCTGTTAAAAATCATGTTATTCCAGGCTCCAGCAGTCCATCCTGATCTAGAGTCCGAATCGGCTGTCTTAATAAGCTCTAATCTCCCCCTCTTCCATTTCACGAACTGCCATCCATCGACTTCGCCTTGCTCCATGACATAATCTTGAGCTCTTCCACCTCCGTTATATAGCTCATTAATTGCATCTGCGAGATTTCTTGCGCTGGTTTTTAACATGCTTGCGTTACCCATGTCGTCTCTAACTCGCTTTATCTGGTCTGCGTACTTTTCATCTGTGACTTTAATTTCTTGCTTGAGATCCTGGGCAAGTGTGCCGGATAGTGCTGAGTTCACGGTTCCGAAGCTATCACGCAGCTGTAGCCATAGGTTATCAAATAGTCCGCGATACTCTACAGCCGGAACTACCCAACCACAAAGGTTCGCATCCATCCTTGTATCGGATATATTGACGGATTCAATCGAGGTTGTACGAGCCGGGATATAGATGTCAGCGATTGCCAGTTCGTAGTAGTTTGACTCGCGGATTAGATCCTGGGCAACCGGATTTGTTGCCGCAACACCCTCTTTTAAATAGATGTCAATGTCTCGTCTGTCCTCTGCGGTATCAAATCTTAAAACGATACGATCTATACGAGGCAGGCTCGATGCTTGAGACAATGTAATCTGTCTGTTGCTACTCTCCTTAAAGACTGCACCCTCAATGATTGCGCCACCGGGCTTTACATTAACGGTCATGCCTCCGTGAGCTGTGACCATCAGCCCATCAATTGGGTTAATAAATACGCCGTTGCCCCAACACAGCTTATTAAAATCTCTCTCGTCCTGAGCTGTGATTGCTCTGTCCCACTCATTACCAATTATCCTTTTTGATTCAAATGGAAAACTCTTTGCCATACTATACATCCACCTTTCTATATGTTTGCCTGTTTGGAGTTCCGAAAACAAGCTCTATATCCACTTTATTTTTTGCATGCACCTCTCGAACTTCGACTAGCCTAGAAGTAAATTCTTTTTGTATTGAGTCAATATTGATTGTACAAATATCGCCGAGGTCGTAGTCTTTGAGGTAGTAAAAACGATGTTGCAATACATCAACTGAAATAGTTTCTTGCTTGTAGTTATTTAACATCTCTAGTTTTGCTGCATCTCTCATTTTTGACCTTATGAGCGCCTCGTTTTCACTCTTGATCTCGACTCCGCTTATGCTTGCACTAAAAACTTTGAGCGGAATACAGTGCCCAAGATTACTAGGTACGTTGTTATCAAACTGTACGTATTCGTGTATCGCCCTGACCTTTTTGCCGTCCTTCCAAAAGCCGTGTACTTCGTTTGACGTCTTAAAGTCATCAGGAATTTCTTGACTCGCTAAAAAGCCACTATATATCCCGCTTTCATCACATGCATATTCGCATTTTGAGATATTGCCCCAAGCCTCTCCGAAAAACACGTCATCACGCAAATCACGTCCTTTTTGAATGTGCAACTCAATGCCTAGAAGTGGTTTGCCTGGTTCTTCATTTTCAGAGAAAATTGGTCTGCAAATAAGTGTATATCCTGCAGACTTTAAGGCTTTTCGTATAGCAGAGCCTGTACTTTCACCGAGCTCTGCGCTTATAGATAGCTCGTTTGGTACATCACTATCTGCGCTGAGCCTTGCACCATTAACCGCGCTACCTTCTACGGCCCAATGTGGTTTTTCATATACATCTTTAGGCTGAGCGTATTTATCACTCACTGTCTCGAGTAACCATTGCGTTAGCCTCTTTTTGACTTCAGCCTTGCCTTTAAAAGTCACCGTCGAAATTGGTATCGTATAAGCGCTCCAATCGAGCACTTTGTCAACAAAAAAGCCTGACAAGGTGATAAACTCACCGTTACTTTTCTCCTCGTAAACGACCTTTTGCACCATCGCAGTTTCCGGACGTCCAACGCACTGAATGTACTTTACATTCGGGTCATAGTCCTTAGCTGCAATATATAGTACGAATGACCCACACTCGAAATACTTTCGACTCCATTGAAGCTCAATGAAGTCAATCATTTTGAGTTCGTCTCCGAATTTGTTTAAGCACTTAATCATTTACACACCTCCATACCTACCAACATAGCTTACTTCTGCGGTAAATGCTGTATTGCCGTCTTTTGATATTTTGATTTGATTATCACCATAGCCAAGTACCATCTGCATGAGGTCTCTAGCGTCAAAATCGCTGTATGGCACGTCTTTACCATTCTTTTTGACCGTTCGCTTGTCGCAATCAATAACGAGGACGTCAGCCGCATTTAAGACTGTTTTAACGCTTGTATTAATTAGTCCCATCTCGATGTCAATACCAGGGACATATCCAGTTGATTTTATTGTGATAACGATTGGAGCCGGTTCGCTTCCGAGATAATTAATTACTTTTTTGTCAGTCTTTGTTATCTCACCAAATGCGAGCTTACCCCCTCCTGGAGCATAGTACCTTTTCCAGTGCCACATAGGTGTCACGGATGAAAAGCTTGTTGTTTCTTTGTTGTCTGCGAATAGATCTGGGTAAGGCGACATAAGACTAATTGACAAGTCAGGACTATCATATATATTTGCGCTTGGATAATTGGCCGCTACTAGTTCGCATTCTTTTGCTAAAAGCGTATTGCCTAGATATGTAACCTCAAGTTGATATGTGTAATTCGAATTGTAAAATCCGAGTACAGTTCTGCGTTCCGATTCATATTTATCATCACTAGCTCTGAAAGATGCCATGAATGTAATTAGTCTTGATTTCTTGCGTTTGCCCGTTACAATATCACCGTTTCCATAGCCTCGAGGTTCACTAAAAATCTCAATCTCAGGGAAGTCGACACCTGTTAGGGATTCTACTCCCCAATCTTCTTTTCCTAACGTATGCCTTAGCCCATCTGACCGTATTACATTTAGTTCAAATAGCTCAAATTTCTTGCTCACTAATGTCCTCCTAAACCTAAAATAACAGCCTCTTTACGTATAGCTCTTGCTATGTCTGCTGGAGACTGTATTTTATCTTCAAATATTATTGTTTGCTCAATTTTTGTTGCACCTGGTACTTGTACACTTCCTGCATTAGCGGTTCCATAGATAGCCTTTGGAACTACGCTCTTTTGATTACTTATAGCAGTATTGATTTTTGCAAAGTTGACATCTACATCAATGCCGCTTATCGCATTATCTATGCCAGTACTTACTTTGCTTCCGGCTCTAAGTGCATGCTCTATACTCTCCTCGATAGCTCTGTCAAGGAGATATGCGTTCCTGCTTACCCCGACAGCCATGCCTTCAGGAAACGACTTACCGAGTCCATCTCTAAATAGCTTTGATGGAGAATTCATTCTAGCCTTTTTGCGTCCGGCTTTATCTGATTGCTCTACTACGTTTGCAACTGCATTTTTGACGGCTTGTGCTCCAGCATTAATGCCAGCAATTATGCCATCACAAAAGCTTTGACCCAAGCCACTCCAGTCGCATGAATTTCTTGCATTAACTGCCGCATTAAATGCGCTCATGGCAGCATCGCCTGATGCCTTTGCAACTTTGTCTCCACCACTCTTCGTCTCGCTCTCCATACTTTTATACTTATCGCGAGCAAGCTGAAGTTCCTGTTCAGAGGCCTCTATTGCGTCCTGAACTTCTTGCGTATTAAAGTCCTTTTGCAATTCTTTGAGGTAGGCCAAATTATCTTCCTTGTCCTTAATCGTGGCTTTGAGGTCATCCTTTTTCATACCCTCAATCTCAGACATTTTTTTAGCATGCTCCTCTGCAATCATTGTTATTTCAGAGTAATTTCCTGCCTCAAAGTCTGCATACATTTTCTCATATGCTTTTCGTGTTGCTAGTGAATCTTTTAGGGATTTTTCTGTCTTTGAAATCTCCTTACGTTTTTTTGACTCAAGTTGTTTTTGCTGTTCGAGCGCATCTTGAGCATCTGCCAACTCCTGTCCATATACTCCTTTGGTTTTCTTTTCAGCTTCTTTTCGCTTTTGAACAATCTCATCAAGCTCTTTCTTCTGCTGAACATACATATCTACTTCTTTTTGCTGTAGCTCTAGTGCTTTTTTATAACCTTCTTCATTCGACTTAAGTATGATTTCAGCTTTCTTTTTCTCGATATAGCTGTCAATTTGCCCTTTGATTTCGTCATACTTTTGTATAACTCCATCTACCATCTGTATTTCAAGCCCAGTTGCTTCCTTTAACTGACCAACAATAAAGTTTGCACGGTCCTGGTAGCCATCTTTTACTCTACCGTTTGCGTCAACTATTGCTCCTAGTTCCTGAGCAAGTTTTTTCGTGTTATTGATCTGGATTAAGTCTTTTTCGAGTTGCTCCTCAGCGGTCTTAATTGATTCCTTATATGCGTCTCGAAGCTCATAGATTTTCTTCTTCTTTTCCTCTATGGCTTTTCTTGACTTTTCTGCTTCGCTCTCTTCTTTTTTTGATAACAGTAAAAATGCACCAGCTAACGCTCCGACCGCAGTTATTATGAGCCCCATTGGTCCGCCCAAAAATGACATCGCTGCGCTAAGTCCCTTTGTAGCAACTGCAGCAATACCTGCTGCAACTCCCTGAGCCTGTACAGCCATAGTATTTGCTATTGTTGCTGTAGTTCCGCCTGCGGTTGCTAATGCATTTCGTGTTTCTGCAGCTGCTAGCGCTTTTGCCTTAGCTGCAGCAAATGTTGTAACAGCATTGTTTGCGATTCGCGCAGCAGTAGCTCCTTTTTCGCTGACCATCGATACTGCCATAGCCGTACCTAGTGCCTTTTGTGCAACGACAAACTCTTTATATAGTCGTATGATTGGTGTGAGCTTTGAGTGTATTTTGAACGCCCCAATTAATCCAACAAGTATTGGAGCTAGGCTAGATCCAGCAGATGCAATTCTAAGCAACCCATCAGCCATCTTTAGTAGAGGCTTAGCAATAGAAATAGTCACCTCTGTGAGATTTTTAATTGTGTTTCCTAGACCTTTAGGGAGCATATCGGCGATACCACTAGCAAGCGCCATTGCCATATCACCTGCAGCAGAAATAATTTCGTCTCGGTGAGCATATAATCCATCTACAAAAGCTTTAACAGTTTTAGCCCCGGCAGAAATTAGTTCAGGAGCGTGTTTTGCTGCAGCAGTTGCCGCATCAGCTAATACATCTCCTATTGCCTTTGCAAGCCCTTGAATACCGTCCTGCTCAAATGCTTTAGACAATCCGTTGGCTGCGTCTGTTGCTGAAGTTACAATATCGCCCAAAGGGGTATCTACTGACTTGTAGAGTGATATACCTATGTCTGTTATGGTGTTTTTGAATATTCCTAGCCTTGATTCAAGAGTCTTATATCGCTCTTCTGCTTCGTGTGTGAGCGCGGTATTTTCGCTCCAGGCTTTTGTGCCTATCGACAGCGCTTTACTAAATACATCGCTTGCACCTGATGCTCTTAATAGTGCATCTCGCATACGTATATCAGATAGCCCTATCTCATCGAGTGTCTTAATTGCAGACCCCCCATTTTTGTTTATGTTGTCGAGCCCTTTAATAAAGCTTATGATTGCACTCGCTGCATCCTCTTCAAATGCCTTTTTAAATTCGTCAGCACTCATTCCTGCAACAGAAGCAAATTGTTCTAACTGTTCACCACCCTTTTGTGTTGCAAGGTTCATCTTCGAAATCAAGTTGGAAAAGGCTGTTCCACCCGCTTCAGCTTCTATTCCGACAGAAGATAACGCTCCGGAGAATGCCATGATTTGAGCTTCAGTAAGCCCTACTTGGTGACCCGCACCTGCGATTCTCATCGCCATGTCCACAATTTCTGACTCGGTTGTAGCAAGATTATTTCCAAGCGCTACGATAGTAGACCCAAGCTTATCAAAATTATCTTGACTCATGCCAGTTATGTTGGCAAATCTAGCAAGAGCAGTAGCTGCCTCGTCAGACGTCATGTTTGTCGCATCTCCAAGCATTACCATTGTTTTCGTAAATTGCAATAAGTTCTCATTTTTGATGCCCAGCTGACCTGCTGCCTCTGCGACTGAGGCAATAGCAGTCGCTGACTGAGGCATAGATTTTGCCATATCTCGTATGCCTTGCTCAAATTCAGCAAGCTCTTTGTCCGTTGCATCCACAGTCTTTTTAACACCCGCAAATGCACTTTCAAAAGCAATGCCCTGCTTAATGGCAAGCAGCCCTAATCCTCCCAAAGCAGTTGCGGTACTTGCAACAGCTTCAGTGACAACTTTAAGCCCTTTTTTTGTCGTGCCAGATAGCTCTCTTACAGCTTTATTAAATTCTCTGGAATCCAATATGGTTTCTATAGTAACCTTACCATCTGCCATATAATCACCTGCCTTATATCATCAAGACAGGTTGACTCAGCTACTTATCTGTGCTCTCTCTGCTCTTTATCTTGCTTTCAATCAATGTTATTCTTTTACATCGTGGGCATTTTATTTCGACTTCGCCGTCCATTAAATTAGCCCTACACAGTGTCTGCCCACATACACTGCATTTGACTTTAATCATATTTTTTTGACAGGATTGCATCAATATCACCGCCATTTTCAAGTGCCTCTGCAAGTTCATCGCTAAGCGCTTCATCGATTTCAGACTCATGCGTAGGTAGTTTATATAGCGATTTCATCTCGCGATAAAACTTCTTCTCCTCGTCACTAAGTCTCGATATGTCCATTGTCCTATAACCAATAATCTTTCCGAACTGTGTGTTCTCGCTAAGCCCATTAAATAGTGCCTTGAAGTTCCACCAATGCATTTCAACGACAGACAAATCAATCTTGTACTGTTCCCAAAAGGCTGCGTAAACATACTCGGCATCATAAGTAAATGAATACGATTGCTTTTTCGATGATTTATTCTTACTATTTACAGGTGCTAAGCTGTATGAATAAAACTCAATCATCTTTTCGATAGCTTCTTCAAGTTCTCCTTCTGCAAAGCTATGTGTATCTGCCCATGTTCCATAGTAAAGACGCACGCCCTTTTTGATTAGCTCAATTTTGGATAAATCGTGGTCTGCCAGTAACTCAGTAAACTTAATAGAG